TACCTGAAACCAGTGCATTAAAAATGTATGAACCTGTATCAACATAAGTCTCTGTCTCGTCAATGTCTGAGGCGAGTTTAGTATATTCGCCACCAATTTCTTTTACAATATCTTTAAGAAAATCCATAATACATTTGCAATAGAACTAGTATAGCATCAGGAGAAGAAAGATTCAAGAGATGCCGTTTTTTCAATTTGCCACCCAATAACATCTAAAATAGATTTAATAGGTTGAACAAAAGTTTTATCAAATTGTGTTTCATAATCTATATACCTATTCAATTCAAGTTCCGTTGGAAATTTTTGAATAAAAGTAATTACATTTTCTCTTATTGGATTGGGAAGTTTTAAATAGCAATATTTAATTTTTTCACCATTCTTAATTAGAGAATATTTTTGAGTCAATTTTTTTTCTTTAATATAATAGTTATATAAGAGTGCTCCCCTAGAATGAATTGGAGTTCCTTTAGAATAAATTGAAGATGATGATCTAAATTTATCAACATCAGTTACAGTTCTAGGGAAAGATATTTCCTCTGGAGTGAGGTTATTAAATTGATCTCTACAAGATTCAATAAATTTAATAACAGAATCTTCATCAGATCCCATAATCAATTCAAGAGTCTCTTTAATTTTTTTCCTACAAAATTCTGGAGTAGAAGACTTAATTGCTTCAATTCCCATCATTTTCAATTTTGGTTTTGTATATCGAACTCCTTCCGAATCCCAAACATTCAAAATGTATCTTTTTTTAGCGATCCAAATTCCACGGTCAGAGATATTCTCTCGCTTCATTTGCATCTTTTGATCGTATGCATTTACGTAGTCGGCCAATTCTTGGTAAGAACTTTCAATATATTTTTCAAGTTCCATCTTACAGACCTTATCAAGGAACGAAACAATGCTTTCAGTAGTTTTCTCTCGTTCTTTGAATATAATGTCAACCAAAGGACCCATATTAAGATAAATGGAATCAGTATCTGAAGCAATAACATAATCTACATCTTGGGTTTTCAAGAGTTTGTTTAAGTATGTATTCATTTTATTTTCAATCCAACGAATAGCAACCTGACCAGAAAATGTAATTGCTTCTGCGTTTGCTAACTTATAGTAGCGAAAATACTGATTACCGATGGCACCATAAGCAGAGTTCAAAGAAATCTTTTTTGCCATTTGGATATTATTATATCTGGCAATATCTTTCTCTAGTTGTTTAGTTGGAGTTTTTTCATATGCCTTTTTTGCCTCAATCATTTTCTTTTTGAAAATGACTCGTTCATTATACATTTTCTCCATCAACTCTGGAAGAATTCCACGTTGATCTTTTCGATACATAGCACCATTAGCACAAACAGCATAATCTGAATATGATTCAAGATTAATTTGCTTTTCTAGAATCTTATCTACAGATACTGAAGGATGACGAGTATCTACAAGAGTTTCTGGTGAAATGTTATACATCATAATCAAATGTGGATATAGAGAGTTTAAGTCAAAACTAACTACCCAATCATAAATTCCAGGAATTGGTGCTTTTACATATGCTCCTTTATACTTTTCATCTTTAGAAATTCCAGTCTCTTTTTCTGGAACAACAATATTCTTTTTCCTAAGATAGTTGTAGATAATAGTATCCCACATCCTAACTTGGAAAAATACATCTTCGTAATTTACTTTTGCATCATATGCCATAGTAATGGCAAGTTCAATCAACTTAATTTTATCCTCAATCCTATCAACGAGTTCTACGTCAATTTTATTATATTCTACAAAAGTATCCCAATCCTTGGTGTAAAATTCTTTAAACGTATCATACTCGGTGTGATCCAATTTACGATCACCCAATTCATCGTAAGCAACAGTATCAAGACGATAATTCTCTGGATTCTTGAAAGAATATTTTTTGTAAAGATCAAGATAATCAAGAGTAGAAATACCAGAAAGTTCATATGTGGTTTGAATCTCTCCACGAACTTCCATTTGCTTTTCTCGAATAAAATTCCAAGCAGTCAAACGCTTTGCAGACTTTTCTCCAAGAATTCTATTGATTCTTCCAACAATATATGGAATATCATAAAATTCTACGTTCCATCCAGTAATAACTTCTGGAGTATTATTTGACCAATAATCCAAAAATGAATTCAAAAGATGCTGTTCATCATTACACAAAATGTAATGATAGTTATCAAATTTTCTACTAAAAGGTCTAGATCCCCAAGTAATAATTTCTTTAGTAGTATAATCTTGTATAGTAATGAGAAGAATTTCTTCATCACAATTTTTTACATCAGGAAATCCATTCTCAGATGCAACCTCAATATCAAGAGTGATTAATTTAATTTTACTAATGTCAAATTGAATTTCATCTTCAGGATATGTATCAGAGATATATTGATAAATTGAATTATCATTTCCATAAATGTTGAATCCTTCTACATCTTTATACTTTTTGATAAAGTCTCTTGTTTCTCTAATAGTTCCAGGATTGATTGGTTTTACATTATGAGAATCTAGAGTTTTATATTCGGTATTTTTATCTGTTTTTAAGTATAGAGTTGGGCGATATTCAATACGGTCTTTAAAATGATTACCATTTTCGTATCCACGAACATAAATGTAATCACCGATCAATTTTACATTAGTGTACCAACGCATTATTTAATAAGTGCCTCGTATTTTTCAATAAGTGTAGGTTTAGGATCCGCAATTGTCAAAATTTTATCTGAGTGTATCATATAATTATTTTGACTTGTGTAGTTGCTCATCCAAGGTTCCAATGTAATTGGCGCACCTTCAATTTTAGAATCAATTAGAAGATATGGATCAACTAATTTACAATCTGGTTCTCCTAATTCAGAAGGAACTTCCTCAATTTTCGAGATCAAAAGTTCCTTCGTACAGAGATGAATTATTTTTATCGTCATTTTTATCCTCTTTTTTTAAGATGTCATTTATGTAAAGAGATTGCAATTTTTCAATTGGATCTACTAAAGTAATAACCCAATCCAAAGTAACTGGGACTTTAGTATCAGAAGAAAGTGGTATCCAAGAAGATAGAGAAATTTCAAAAGAAGAAGTGTCACCTTCCGTATTTTTTCTCAATTTTACTGTGCAAGGTTTATTGAAAAAGTATCCTACTACCCTACCATCAATAACCATTTCTTGGACATCAGAAATAACATCCTCTCCAGATTTAAGTAAAGCTAATTTTATAGTCATTGATACTGCTCATCTCATTGAAATTTTAGCAAGAAAAAAGGGGGAAGTCAACTGGATTTTGCCAGTCGTTCCCCTGCGCCGACGATATTCAAATATATTTATAGATAATCTTTACGCTTGTGATGATCTGGAACAATTCTACCAAGATTGATAACTAAAAGCCCATCCTCAAAATCAACTGATCTAACTTCCGTATCATCAGAGAGTGTCCACGCTCTCTTAAAACTCCGTTGAGCCAGACCTTTGTGGACATAGTTGGACTCCGTTTCTTTATCTTCTTTCTGCCCCTCAACAAAAAGTTTTCCATCTTGCGTATAGACATAAACCTCCTTCTTTTTAAATCCAGCAAGTGCAAGTTCAAGGCGTGATTCTACATTACTAACTTGAACAAGATTATATGGTGGATAATTAGAAGTTGTTTCGTGAATTTTAAAAATACGATCAAAGTATTCATCCATACCAATAGTATTGCGATTAATTCTTTCCAGCAAAGCAGGAAGATCCGCAGCCTGATACTTCATCAGATTAGTCATTATAGTAGCTCCTTTAAAAGCGAGTTTGTGTTTTGTGGATCCTTACGGCATCCATTACTAATTATACAAGAAACGAAAAAAAGAGGAGGGGTAAAAACCCAACCTCTTTTTAGGGTGTTCCGACTTTTGTAGAGACCGCACGAAAGGTCTCATACTTATTTATTCTACTTCTTGAACTTTCTTTTTTGCACCAATATTATATTTCTGCTCAAGTTCCCAATCAGATTTTTCTTTATATGCAATCACTTTAATTTGATTAAGTGGAGCAATATCAGAAATTTTATCTTGATTTACAACAGTCACAAGTCCCCAATCTGCAAGGAGACGAATGATCCTATTAATACCTACCTTGTTTATGAAGAATATGAGCACTCTGATAGAGTTTTTTCTCTTTTCTTGATGCTACTCCGATGCGAGTCAAAGTTTCACGAACTTTCAAAAAATCATCGGGTTCATTCAGAATGACCTCCACCATCATATCGGGAGACCAATTTACTTGTGGTTCAATTGTTTGGTTAGTCATTTCTTTCCGCCAGTTTCAAGTCGTTGTTTAATAAAATCTAGTTGTTCTTTATTTAGGAGTTTCAAAGCTTGGGATGCTTTTTCATTACTATAACCATAGTATTGTTTTACGCATTCTAAATCTTTGACTTTATCTTTTCGGATCCAAGGAGAAAATCTTTTCCGTTTCCTAAGACTATTTAGATAAAACGAATATTGCATATCCTTTTTAAGGTGATGATTCATATTCATTTCATTTGCAAACAGAACACAGTCAATATGACCAGACAGGCATTTATTAATAATATAAGGAGAGTATTCACTTATATTTTCAGATAAATCTTCCTTTGTAAAATTAATCGAGTTCAACCAATCCTTCAATTCCATAATTAAAAAGCAGAAGTTCTTTACGTTGTTTTTGCTCACGCATATATTCACCAACAGACCTCATTGTATAAGTAAGATCAAACTCTCCAGTCTTCCAGTCCTTGAATCGATCTTTTACAAGTTGATCAGAGTTATAACTGATCAGTTGATCCATATTATTAGCGTCGCAATCAGCAGCAAACTTATCGTGATCAAATCCTTTATGCATTGATCCTTTATTCCCATAGAGATTATCCTTAATATCATAAGGAGGATCGAGATACATAAAAGCACTCTTGTTTCCATCCATCAGATAATCGTAGGAATAGTTAGTTATACGCCAGTTCTTAATTAACGTAGAATACGCAGGCAGTTTTTCGATCCCTCGCAGTGAGAAGTTGGAATTGGATGCTTGTGCTGAAAATGATGAACTCTCTGTAAGACCACTGAAACTGCACTTATTGACAACATAGAAAGCCACAGCACGATGAATGCTTGGCAAACTTTGGTCATTGATTTGCCCCTTTGTGTGAAGGAATAATTCTCTTGCTAAATCGGGAGTATTATTT